TTAGTTGACCTATCAACTCAAACCGCACCGAATGTAAGCGTTGTTATCGCACAAGATGGAGTTGCAGCAGGGTATAAAATTTACAAGGCAACGGGAAAGTCAGTTGGTTCATGCGGTGCTATGCTTGGCGCAGTATCATTGGCACTTGTAAGCGAGTCAATCGCATGGGTGTCTAAATTCAACATGGCACTTGGAACGGAACTCGACACTATCGCATTCAGCAACGGTCAGTTATATTCGGCACTTGCTGATAGTCAGTTTGAAAGTTTAAACAACTACGCATACGTGTTCCTACGCAAGTTAACAGGCATTGCGGGGTCATATTGGAGTGACTCAAAAACAACCGTAACACCAACAAGCGACTACTCGACAATCGAAAACAACCGTACTTACCAAAAGATTACACGCGTTGTTAGAGCCAACATGTTGCCTGCTTTGAGTTCACCGTTAAGAGTGAATGCAGATGGTACACTAACCGCAGCAACAATCGGTTACTTTGAAACCTTGGCAAACAATCCATTAGTGCAAATGGAGGCCGATGGCGAGTTATCAGCACACAAAATAATTATTAACCCCGCCCAAGATGTTTTGGCTACATCAACACTTGAATTGACATTGCAAAATGTACCGTTAGGTGTTGCACGTATTATCAAAATTAATGTTGGCTTCGTAAAATCAGTATAAAAAATGGCACTAAATGGACTACCGTTAATCAACGGCAAAGCGTATGAATTTGCAGATATTACCTGCATCATACTTGGAACACCAATCATAGGAGTAACCGCTATCGAGTACGGTGAAACAGACAACATCGAGAACGTGTATGCAACGGGGCGCTACCCTGTTGCGCGCGGGTTCGGTCAAATCGAGCCATCGGCAAACATTACTATCTTAATGAATGAAGTGATGAATATTGTATCAGTCGCGCCAAATGGCCGATTGCAAGACATTCCCGAGTTTGACATCATTGTAACGTTTACCGATGTGAACCTTATCCCCGTTGTGCATAAGATACGCAACTGCCGTTTCAAAACAAATATGATTACCTCTGCAACGGGTGACACTTCAATCCCGATGGATTTGGAATTAATTGTTTCACATATTGAATTTGTTTAGTAAATTTGCGCTAAACTAAAATCAATCACAATGACAAATATCGAACAATTAAAGGCAAAGTTTTCCGGTGTTGAAATCTACACGCTAACCGTTTCTAACCGCCAAGGCGCACCATTAACGGTACACTTGCGCGAAATGGATAGACTGGCATACAAGACCGTATCAGCGTTAATTGCTAAAGATGAATTGATGGGTGTTGAGTCGTTCCTGCGCACGTTATGTGTTGAGGGCGATGTTGAGGCCATCATCAATGACTTCAAAGCACTACGCAGCGCGGCAATGACCATCCTACCAATGTTGTCAACTGAAGCAGGTGAGTTAAAAAAAAATTAGACTCGGCAAAAAAGTTACTTGAAACGGATGAGTTTGCGCGTCAGAATGCACTCATCCGTTTTTATTACCACGTAGACCCAAGCACGCTAACAGATGATGAATGGGCGCGTTCGATTGAAGAAATATTGTGGGTATTAAAGTTTAACGGAACAATACAGGTTAAGAAATGAGCAACACATCGGTTGAATATATTTTACGGCTAAAAGATTTAATGTCAAGTGGCATCCGTAACGCTACGGGTGAAACTGAAAAGTTAAATACGAGCATGAACACGGCTCAAAATTCTGCAAACAAGCTACAAAAAGCACTTGCAGGAATTGGACTTGGTTTAGGTATTAGAGAAATCGTAAACACAACCGCATCAATGGAGGGGTTGCAAAATCAGTTGAATTTTGCGAGTGGCTCGGCAGAACAAGGCGCACGGGATTTTAATTATTTGCGTGAAACATCGCAAAAGATGGGATTGGATTTATTAAGCGCAACACAAGGTTTTGTTGGCTTGGCGGCTTCATTTAAAGGCACATCAATACAAGGACAAGCAGTAAGAGATGTATTTGAGGGTATGGCAATGGCATCAACCGTTAACCATATGTCAGCGCAACAAACTGCACAAGCATTTAAAGCATTGTCCGATATGGCAGGCAAAGGTGTTGTGTCAATGGAAGAATTGCGTGGGCAATTAGGTGATGCAGGTTTAAAGGGCGCATTTGGAATAGCAGCAGATGCCATGGGCATGACAACAATGGAGTTAAATAAGTTTGTTGCAGATGGCAAGTTAATGTCAGAGGATTTCATACCTAAATTTGCTGCACAATTAAAAAAGGAATTTGCAGGTGGTATGGATGCAGCAGGAGAAAGTTTAACTTCAAATTTAAACCGAATGAACACCGCATTTTTAGAGTTAAAGTTAACGCTTGGCGAATTGTTAATGCCTGTTATTGTTGGTGTTGTTGAAGTTATACGGTCGTTTACAAATTTTGTAAGAGAGAATATTGATGTAATTGCGGGTTTGGCAGGTGCGTTTTCTTCAGTAGCAACGGCAGTTTTTTTATACAACACATACATGAAAGCTGCGGCAATTTGGACAGGTGCTAAATTCATTTGGGGCATTTGGTCATTAGCTGCGGCACTTGATGGGGTAACGGTAGCGCAATGGTTATTAAATACGGCTACGGCATTTTTTGCAGGTTTAAGCGGTGTTGGTTTGTTTGCGGTAGCGGCAGCAGGTGCGGCAGCATTAGCAACAGGTATTATGGCCGCAAAATACGCTTACGACAAATTAAACAAATCAGCCGAAAGCGGTGTTGGTGCACCATCAAAAGCAATTAATCCGATGAAATCTGGAGGTGCAAGCGCACCAGCGCCAACATCCACAAATAAAGCCAAAGGCGGTACAGGATTAAATATATTAGAAAGCAGAGGGGTGCAAAATTTCAACATCAGCATCGACAAGTTAGTTGAAATGATTAAAGTTGAAACAACACAAATAAAAGAGGGCGCGGGCGAAATTAAAGAAATCGTAGCACAAGCACTTATCGAAGCAGTTAATGACTTCCAATTAATGGCAACAAAATGATGAAAACAATAGAAATAAATATTGACAAATTATTGGTTAAAAAAACTGATATAAAAAAGGCAACAATATTAGACAAATCTTTTATAGAGGCAGAAATGATAAAAGTATTAACCAAAGTTGCAAAAGATTTTAAATAATGAGTTTAAAATTTTACATACCACAACCGCTTGCGAAGACCAACGCAAGAACGCTATCAAAAGGGTTTGGACTGCCAATAGTGCAACGTGCAATATTAGCCAACACCTTTGACATCACAACGGATAAACCCGATGCGACTTCATTGTTTGGCACACCTGTTTATGACACGTTGTTAATTGAGCAGCCGACATATAACACGTATGAGTTTAATGATTTTACAAATGAATACGTGCAAACACCTAACGTACTTGCTACAAACACAAAGCAAGTGAGCGACCCGTTGGATGCAAACGCTAATCAGCAAGCAATTAAAGGACTATTTTTGAACGGGGTAATCATTGATGCCACTATTGAAAAAAACATCATTAAAACCGCTATGATTGACAAAGTCGGCACGGTTAAGGAGTACATAGGAATGGGTGACATTCAGTTAACTATACGCGGTTATGTTGCAACAAAGAACCCCGATGAATACCCCGATGTTGATGCAAGGTTGATTAAAAGCTACGCAAGCGCACCCGTGCCGTTAAAGGTTACAAGCACGTTTTTGAACGACATTTTAGGCATCACGCAAATAGTTGTTGAAAGTTGCCAACTATCGCAACAACAAGGCATGCGTAACGTGCAATACTTCCAATGGCAAGCGGTTTCGGATACTGACTACACAATTCAGCGTAAAAATGTTTAGGTTAGTTTGCAGGGTAGAAATACAACAACAAGGCAACGGTAGAAGTGACACTTACTATTGGGATAAGGTCAACACTATTACGTTGGCACGCTCGTACGATAAGCAAACGCAAACGGCATCAGTAATACTACCGAGAAATATCAAGTACAATGACCGCAACGTGTACGAGGGCGAAAACCCAATCATGCGTAGGGGGGATAGGATAATAATAACCGCAGCATACCACCCAAACCAAACCGTTATATTCACGGGGTACATTGCCAAGATAAACAACAACGTGCCTATTGAATTATTGTGTGAGGATGAAATGTTTTTAATTAAGCAGGCAATTGCACCTAACATTACATCCAATTCAATAACTTTAGAAGAATTTTTAAAGAAAGTACTATCGGAAAAATCCGTGCCGTTTGAAGCTATCAATGCTGACTTAGGCAAGATACGTTTTCCAAGTTTAAATGTTGGTAAAATATTGCAAATACTACGTGATGAATACGGCTTGTATTCGTTTTTTATCGAGGGCAAGTTATACGTTGGATTGGCATTTTATCCGAAATTAGCAACGGAACATTACATGCTATTTGAGCGTGATATGACTGCCGATGGGATGAAATTAACATACTTGAAAAAAGATGATGTTAAGGTCAAGGTTGTTGGTGTTATCATCGAGGGAACAAAGCGCACAGAGTACACTTACGGTGACCCAACGGGTGATGTTCGCACGGTGTCTCAAATCGGTGGCACAAAAGCGCAGTTGGATGTCAAATGTAATTCATTTTTAGAGCAAGCCAATTACACGGGGTATTATGGTTCGTTTGAAACTTTTTTAGAACCGAAAATAGTACCCGGTGATTACATCGTGGTTGATAGTTGGAAGTACCCCGAGCGCAAGGGCAAGTACCTTGTGAAATCGGTATCAACAACGGTGTCAACCGACAATGGCGGTAAACAAACAATCGAATTAGAACGTAGAATAGCATGAGTGTATTAGTAACAGATATAAGGCAGGCAATACAAGCGTTAAGCGGTTTTAATGACCTAACATTCGAGGGCATACCGTGTACGGTGAGCGACATCAACACAACTGAAATGACTTGCACATGCACACCCATTAATGGTGATGCAGAATTCTTTGATGTGCTACTCAATGCCGATGCCGATAAAGGATTTACGTTAATTCCTGCCAACAATAGTGTTGTGATAGTTCAACAGACCTCGCAAGCAACGGCATACGTGTCCATGGTGAGTAAGGTTGACCAAATATACTTGGCGGGCGATGCTAATGGGGGGTTGGTTAAGGTGCAAGTATTGAACGCAGCGTTGAACAACTTACAGACCGAGATTAATACGTTGAAAATAGCAATAACTGCACTTATGGCGGGTTATGCACCTATTGATGGCGGTGTTGCATTGTCAACATTTACTGCACTTGTTCTTCCACAAATAAATATTTCACAAATAGAAAACACAACGGTACAACATGGCAACGGCTAAAGACTTCTTACAAGATGATACGGGTGATATTCTTATTAAGGATAACGACTTCGTAATCGGCAATAGTGATGAGGACCATATCATCGACATTATTAACTCAAACCAAGGTGATTGGAAAGAGTACATTTTTTGCGGTGTTGGCATCGACAACTTCCTCAATAGTTCGGGGGCGCAGTTACAACTACGCAAACAAATACTACAACAACTTACTGCCGATGGATATAGCAGCGTTTCGGTAGTCTTTACAGATAACAACACCACTAACTTTGAAGTCGATGCTATACGTAGTTAAAAACGGTCAAGGAATATACGATGTTGCGGTGTTGCTTTACGGTGATGCGCAATATTCTGTTAAGCTATGCAATGACAACGGATTGACCATTACCGATAGCATTGAGGGGTTGACATTGACATACGATGAAACAATAAAGCCAAAAGTAGAAGCGGCTGCCATCAAGCAACAGAATACACCAAAGCAGCCCGACAACACGTATTTCATCAAGCAAGTGCAGTCCGTATGGGATTTGGCCTTGCAATTTGGGTACGGCTTAAACAGAGTTGCCGAATTTTGTCAACTAACGGGGTTGGATATATCATCAAACGCAATCGGCAATCAACAAATTCAAGTAACTAAAATAGCTACAAACGTGCCAACTAACACTATATTTGCAACGCAGTTTGGGACAGATGAACCGACCATTCCTTACTTTGTTTTGTTAGAGGATGGTTTTTATTTGTTGCAAGAAAGTGGCTTTAAAATACAACTATAATGGCTGATACTAAAATAAGCGCGTTACCGAGTGCAAGCGCATTAGCAGGCACCGAGCCATTGCCGATAGTGCAAGGTGGTGACACTAAAAAAACAACGGTGCAGGATGTGGCGAATTTAGTCACCACCCCCGACTTGCAACAAGTATTAGATGCGGGGAATGTATCGACAACAGGTTTGGGTATTGTCAATGGCTTAGGTGAAAGCGTAGAAATTAAGCCAAATCAAATAAAAATAGTCAATACGTTGGCAGCAGAGGCATCTATAACATCGCCAAATCTTACAACTTCAACAACTTTTGAAATACCAGACAAATCAGGCACTCAAACCTTTGCAATGTTGAGTGATTTGACAGGTTTAGGCGGCATCACAAAGGCAACCGCAGCGGGTACGGATACGTACACAACCACAATAACAGGTGTTACAGGTTATGTTGATGGGGACACTTACTTAATACGATTTACCAACGGCAACACAACAGGGGCAACGCTGGATATTAATACACTTGGCGCAAAAACACTATACCGCAATAACGATGGCGCAATCATAGGCGGTGACATTTGGGCGGGTGCTGAAATGCTTTGCGTGTTTAACTCGACACTTAACGGATTTCAATGTATCGGTACAAGTCCGAATAGCTTGTTTGCCTACATTACAAATGATGATAGCGTGACCATTACAAAGGGGCAAGTGGTGTATGCGTTTGGCGGTACAGGGGACAGAATGACCGTGAAGTTGGCAAATAACCAAACCGATGCAACATCGGCCCGAACGGTTGGTGTAGTATTCTCGGCAAGCATTGCGGCTAATCAAAAGGGCATTATTATTATGCAAGGTTTGATTGATGGCTTAAGCATATTAGGTTCGCCATTTGTTGATGGGGATAGCGTTTATTTAGGTGCTACCAACGGGGCAATCACAAGAACGAAACCATACGCACCTAATCATTTAGTGTATGTTGGTACGGTTACAACTGCAAGCGCAGGTTCAGCAGGTCGAATGTATGTTAATATACAAAACGGCTATGAGTTGGAAGAGTTGCACGATGTATCAGCGCAAACACCTGCGGACAACAACACATTAATTTACAATTCATCAACTTCATTGTGGGAAGCCAAAGCACTTAAAGTAAGCGACAACACCAATGGAACGGCAGTTACAGGAACAACGGCAAACACGCTTTCAAAAAGTTTGCTTGTAAAGGCAAACACACTTAAAGCGGGGTCGGTTGTTATATTATTAGCAAGGGCGGCAAAAACAGGCAATGCAGGCACAATACAACTGCGCTTATATTGGAACACAACGGCATCACTTACAGGTGCAATATTGTTAGCCACTACCGCAGCAGGTGCATCAAGTAGTGTTTTTTCGCAAATGTCAAGATGGATACCTGTTGAGGTGGGAAACGGAACAGGAAATGGAACACGTATGTTCACAGCCACAACATTTGCAGCTACTGATTTCGGAGTATCAACGGCTGCGATATCGACACTTGCACTTGATTGGACAGTTGACAGTTACTTAATATGCGCTATTCAAAATGGTGCAGCAGGTGATAGTTCAGTATGTAATGTTTTATCTATAACGTAACAATGACAATATACAACAAGCAAGTAACAAGCACATATTTTGAGCAGATTGATGAATTTGGATGCCACATTGAACTTGATGGCTGCATCACATTCGTTTACCTTACCGACACCGAATACAAAACAATGGATGAACTCAAAATAGCAGTTGAAACCTTATGAACCAAGACATAGCGCAAGCGCAAAGCACGATTACTGACCTATTTGGCGGAACGATTTTGGGGGCAATACTGCAAGTGATGATAGGCACTACTACTTTATTTGTTGAACTTTATACATCGGGAGTTGATATGGACGAATTTACCAAATGGGCAATCAAAATCGGTTCGTTAATCGTGGTTATACTCGGTATTGTAAACGGTTGGCTTGCTTACAAGAAAAACAAAATAGAGTTAGAACGGTTAAAAAATGACCAACGAAACGCTAACGGTCGTTAAGCCATTCATTGCGGTTGCAATCGTAGCCGTTGTGTTTGTCATCCTTATGCGAGCAGAGTATCGCAGGGCGGTTAAAACCGTGTTAGGGGCGGTGTTAGTTTGGTTAGGTTTGCGAGATTGAAATTTATTACTATATTTGCGGCTGAACTAAAACCTATACCTATGAGCCGAAATCAAAAGAAACTATTCCAAACGACCATATTTGCGGTCATTTCAGTTGTGATTAATACTGCGGTATTATCCGACTTTAAAAACATTGCATTAGAAATTATTACAATGGAAAGCCGAGTGCTTCAAGCGTTCGTTTGCTTTTCATTGAGTGCTGTGCTTGCTACGTTGCCGATTACATTAATCACTTGGTATAATACAATTATTAAGGAATGAGCGCACCTAAAAAACAAACCGCAGTTGAATGGTTGGTGGAGCAAATCCAATTAGGCAAAATTGAAATAATTTATTCTAATGAAATTCATTCAATAAAATGTATTCCAAAAATTATCGACCAAGCCAATGCAATGTTTGAGCAGCAGATAAAAGATGCGTGGAAACATGGAAACATACCTACATTTTTAGGAAGAGTGTTAACAGCCGAACAATACTACAAAGAAACCTATGATTGAAGCAACACTCACCCGCATCCCGCAGCGCACACAAACGCTTGGCAAACTGATTGTAAAGCAAAACAACGCAGTAATATTCGATTGCGACACGATTGAACTGCCGTGGTTAAACAACCAACCGCAAATATCCTGCATACCTATTGGCACTTATAACGTTGTTTACAGAGAAAGCGCAAAATATCCAAGGCACTATCATATTCAAAACGTTCCCGCTCGCAGTTGGATATTAATACATCAAGCCAACTATGTCGGCAGTAAGAACCCTAACACACGCAAAGCAGACCTATTAGGTTGCATCGGTGTTGGTCGTGGCTATGCTGACCTCAACGGTGATGGCATCGTAGAACTAACACGCTCAAATGCAACGCTAAAACAAATGCTTGCGGTTATTGGTACTAACTCTTTTAGATTGACAATACTATGATAAAAGGCAAACGATACAATTACTCTGGCAAAGTAATAACCTACTTGCGCTTAATTAACATACCCATTGGTGGCAAGTTGATGCCACATATGGAGTTTGCAGCCGAAAGCGGTAATAAGTTCACAATGACTATTAAGGAGTTTGAACGGTTGAAATTACAGGAGGTGATATGACCGAAGCAGTCAACCATCCAAAGCACTACGGAGGCGAGGATAACCCAATGGAGGTGATTAAGATTATTAATCACTACGACCTTAACTTTGAACTTGGCAATGTGCTGAAATATGTGTTGAGAGCCGACAAGAAAGGCAACCGAAAACAAGATTTGCAAAAGGCATTGTGGTATTTACAACATGAAATAAACAAACAATGAAAATACTCGACTCATTCAAAAACATCAAGGGCAACTACTCTGCTCGTAAACTATCGGCATTCGTAGCCGTTGCAACATCGATATACATTACCGCTCGATTAATACCCGCAGCCGCTCAAATAGAAGCGTTGTATGCGTGGCTTATATTCGCTGCGGTGTGTATGGGGATAGTTACGGTTGAGCAGATTGTGAACTTACGCAATAACACACCCGAACCGAGAATAGACCGAAGAGAGGAGGGCGCAGGATGTTAGTGTGCAACCCCCGAATAATGACCTTTAAGTTTACCGTCCCCGATATGCTTCCAAGCGAGGGCATACAGAAGATTGCGGGGTTTAGCCGTGGGCATCATAAAATCAATTCGGTTAGAATAGGCATCAACCGAAGCGAAGACACAAGCACCTGCCGATTGTTTCTATACACATACCTTAACGGCAAGCAAATAAGCAAGTACATTTGTGAAGTGCAAGTGGGCGAACTTTGTCACGTAACGCTCAAAATGAGCCGTTACGAATACTATTGCATTGTCAATGATATGACACAAGGGTTTAGCTTCCCAAGCCGTAGAACATTGCCAATCGGTTATACTTTGAAACCGTATGCAGAAGAAGATTATACCGGCAAGCGCATCCCATTCAAAGTCAAAGTTGAAAACATTATAGTAGTATGAGGGTATATTTACAACTTGCCGCGTTATTGCTTGTGTTGGTGGCCATGACTTACCGAACGTGCCACAGAACGCACGTAGAGCCGTTTAATGTTAATCACAATATTGATAGTTTATTGAACCAAACCGAAGTATTGAGGGAACGTGCAAGAATGGCCGAAGCTAAAAGCAGAATACGTGATACCGTGTATGTTACAAGGGTTAAGTACATTCGCACCATTGCACCAGCAGAGTGTGATACATTCATTCAGTTGGTGGTCCAAGAGTGCGACACGTTGGTCCAAATCAAAGAAGTTGAGATTGCGGTAAAGGATAGCGTTATTGTAGCTGACTCAACGCTGATAGTAGCGCAACGCAAAGAGATAAGAAAACAACGCAGACACAAGCGCATGGCGGTGTTGGGAGTAATTATTTTAGGAGTGTTGGCGGTTGTGAAATAATTATTATATTTGCACATCGTTATCATAGGCGGTGTTTGTTCATAGTAAGGCGCAGTTTCGTAAGGGACTGCGTTTTTTTTGTTGCTGATTTTCAGGCAATTGTATATTTATATTTGTTAAAATATGTTAAAATATTTGGAGGTAAAGATATTATGTTGATATTTGTGCCATAGAAACAAACAAAAAACACAAACCTATGACAACGCAAGCATTCACATTCAGATTAGTAAAACTAACTCAATGCAAAGGAGTTAATATAATGTTATTTCAAAGCACAGAAGGATGGTTCGTTGAAACATCGCAAGGGCTTGTTTCTGATTATTTCCAAACAAAAAAAGAAGCATTAGAGCAAATTAAAAATACTAAAACAAACATTAAAAGTGAAACCCCTTATTGATATAATTGAAACGACAAACGAACCAAACATAATTGAACAAATAATGGGACACAGGCAAGATATGACACCCGAACAAAGGTTAAAGTGGGATACAGAAAATTACAAAAAAAGATTAGAGGCCAACAAAGGTTCTAACTATGAATATTGGAATGACAAACACGAAAAAATGTTACAAAACGGATGGAATTTGTTTTTAATTGTTGAAAAATCAATAATTTGTAGGTATTCGACAAGTTCAGAAGAACACGCTAAGGAAGTTGTACAAAAACTACGAGAACAAAATAATTACGCTCGTATTGTGTGCGGATACGATAAAAACAGACAGAGACTAAAAATGTTTTCAATTATTTACAAACCTAAACACTAAAACAAACACTATGGCATCAATCCTACTTGTAATCTTCACAACAGTTACGCTCACTTGGGCGGCAACTTCACAACGTAATAACGCAAAGAAATGACACGACCACACTCCGACAGAAACCAAGGGCGCAAACTTGAACCCAAAGCCGTTCGCATACGCATACCCGAAATGTATAGAAACCACATCAAAGCCGAAATCAAACGGCTCAAAGCTACTGCTGAATACAAGGCGGTTATGAAGCGGATAAATGCGGAGGAGGGGGATTGAACGTTTTCGGGCTTTGCGTTCGGTTTTTGCCTTCCGAAATGTTCAAAGTTAGCACAAAAGTTAAAGGCAAAAACTGACGCAAAACCGCTGTTATACGCTGGCACGGTTGATTAAACGATAAACTTAAATTGGAACACGAAACAAAATTTTTATTAAAATGAGCGAGGGCAAAAAAGAAATATTATTAGGAGATTGTTTGGAACTTATGAAGGATATACCAAACGGAAGTATTGATATGATACTTTGTGATTTACCATACGGAACAACGGCTTGTAAATGGGACGCAATAATACCTTTTGACAAACTATGGGAGCAATACGAAAGAGTGGCTAAACCAAATGCCCCAATTATATTAACGGCTTCACAGCCTTTTACAAGTGCTTTGGTAATGAGTAAGCCGAAATGGTTTAGACACGAATGGGTTTGGCAAAAGAATAGAGGAAGTAATTTTGCTTTACTAAAATGGCAACCATTTAAGGAACACGAAAGCGTTTTAGTTTTTAGTAAAGAAACTGCAAATTACTACCCGATAATGGAAGAAAGAAGCGAAAGTGGTAAAAGCCGTTGTGCTTATACTTTTAATAACAAGGTAACAAGCGAAACGATAAATAACCAAACGTTTTATAACCAAGATGGAGAACGTAGGAAACTTGATGAAAATTTACGCAACCCAAGTAGCATACAGAAATTTAATACCGAAGTGGGATTGCATCCAACACAGAAGCCTGTTGCATTATTTGAATACCTTGTGAAAACATACAGTAAAGAAAACGATTTGGTTTTAGATAATTGTGCAGGAAGCGGAACAACCGCAATAGTTTGTTTGAATACAAACCGCCAATTTATAGTAATGGAAAAAGAACAAAAGTATTACGATATTATTTTAAATAGGGTGGGAGATTTTAATAAAAATTTTGAACCGCAAACTCTCTTTGCAAACGATATGTAGTGCTTGCGTATAACGGATTGCAGATAAGCGAAGGCGGGCTTATGCGGTTAGTTTGTTTCGCCCGCTTTTGCTTATGTGTTGTTAGCGGTAGGTTTTATTATCCTTGCGTTTTTATGTTTTTCTCCATATCATTTATTATTTCATCAATTGTCCCATAAAGCAGAAGTTTATAACTAAATATTATGTCTTTAAAATAATGAATAGATAACAATCCTTGTATAATCATTAAAATAAATTTTAAACAAAACATTATGATACCAAAAGTCACCCAAGAGTCAGGTTTAGGAAAAAGTGCAATGCCTATTAGAAATGTCAAAATAAAAAATGGTTGGAAAAATATGCTTAGTCGTTCATTAAAAAACTTCTTGTATTTTTTTCTGTCCGCTTTGCTTTTTATTCTTGAGTTAATTAACCAATTTGTCCATATAAATGCAATAATCATTATAATCAGTGGTGTCGTTGTAATTGCAATTTTCATTTCAATATTAAAAGTTAAAGATGTTTTTAAAAAAAATAATGTACTTTAAACGATAGTTAGTCGCACGCAACTTACCGCTAACTACCCGCTACCCGCTAAATTATATCGCATACACAACAAACTAAAATAAATAACAAACTAAAAACAAACTAAAAATGGAAGCAATAACAATTGTAAAAATTACACCCGAAGAATTAGAAATACTAATTGAAAAAAGTGTCAAAAAAGTTTTGGCAGAATTGAAAGAATTAAAACAAGAAGAAAGTAATGATAGATGGATGAATATGCAAGAATTGTGCGAATACATACCAGATAGACCAAGTAGAGCAACCGTTTATGGCTGGGTAAATACAAAGAGTATTCCTGTTCATAAAGGCGGTAAAAAGTTAAGATTTTTAAAATCAGAAATTGATAAATGGATGCAGTCATAGCACAACAAACTAAACCCAAAATACCTAACTAAAAACAAACAAAAAATGGAAAAAACTTACAGATTAGAGTTTAATGAAAAACAACAAAATTTTCATTTAGATAACTTTACTCACGAAGAAGAAACGCACGGATGGTTTACGATTTTTGAGCATTGCACAGATTTGGAATTTAAGATTTACGAAAGCTATGTCAATCGTGTACCCAAAAAAAAACTTACAAAAGCATATCTTTTAAAATGCGCTATTGAGGTCAAAGGATTTATGAATAATTTATTAGAATACCGTTTGATTATAAATCATTCATAAAATAAATAACAAATGCAACAAGAAGAAGAATTAATATTAATGCCATACGGAAACCATAATGGTATAGTAATTTATTGTAAAAATTGCTATGCTGAATTTGAAGAAACTGCAAATGGGTATTACACACCATTGAAATATGAAAGTGAAAAATATGATAGGTATTGCACAATATGCCTATCTCAATTAGGAATGATATAAACACTAATCCAAACAACCCAAAACCCTATGAACCTACTAAAAGAAATCCGCGCTCAATTTAGCGCAAAGGAATGGATGCAGGCAATCTTCTGTCACATCCCAACTGCCAATGCACCACGAATAAAATCGGGTGCGAAACTAACCCAACCTCGTAGATGCCACAACTTTAATGACCTGCATACGAACCTAATCCAATGGAGAAAGGAGGTGGCAAATGGCTAATAAAAAACGCAAGACCAACCGAGTGATCACCGATGCTTACCGGGATAGCATCCGACCTGCACATATCAGCGACCGTGATTGGTCGATGTGGCTCGAATATAACAAGGGGTTGCATTACGCTGAAATTGCAATGATACATCGCTTATCACCTGTGCAAGTAAGGGAGGTGATTGATGCTATCATTATGAAACTAAAAAACAACGTTGTCGGCCTGTACAATGATGACTTCACAACGGCACACGAAGCGTTTAGGTTTCGGGAGCGCATAAGGAACAATGTGAAGTTAGCTGAAGCAAGTGGCATGGCGGTGGTTAATATAATGAGTGAGGTTTAACAACTTTTAACACAATCATATTACTATAAACACTATTTTCGCAACCTAATCTAAAACCAATAACCTATGAGCAACACAATCACAAAATCAGTTGACATACTTTACACGTATGCAACCAAAGACAAATCAATGAGCATCGAAGTTGATGGCTCAACTACTTACCTATGGGTAGATGGCAAAATAGAAGCATCGTGGCCGACTGCAACAAACGAATTTATTATGAACGTTTTAAACAAACATCACAATGAGTAAAATATCGCTTAACGACTACAACAAGGCACTACTTATCTGTCAACAATACCGGGCGCAGATTGATAGCGAAATCGGGCGCACACCATTGCGCTCGTTTATCGAGTACAACAAGCACAGAATGAGCAAGCGTTTGGTAAACGTGCTGAACAAAGCCACGGCAAAATTCGATACGGTGGAAGACCTAACAGAGGGCAAATTATTGACCGTGCGCGGTTGCGGGCAGTTGACTATAAGCGAGTTTAATCAGTTAATCAATGAGGTGCTATGATAGATGTATGGTATTCACTTGACAAACTTGGCTTGATTGCCGAGTGGTCAGCAGATTGCAGCGAACTTAACACGCAGCTATTAGATAAGATTTTAACGCACTTTGAGGGCAGAACGGATGTACGCATCACCGTATCGGTAAAACACGTTAATAGAAGCCAAGGTGATGAGCATTGGACTGAACACGAATACTCCAATGTTAGTGATGATGCCAAGGCACTTCCAAACGAATTATTTACACAAATTATTAACCAATTTTATATTTAAAAACAATGAACACAATCACAGGAACAATCCGAGAAATTTACAACACCCAACAAGTAAATGACAACTTCGCCAAGCGTGAAATGGTTGTCACCGTTGCCGACAAATACCCGCAACACATCACAATTCAATTCACACAAGATAAATGCACGATGCTTGACAAGTATATGGTGGGCGATAACGTAACCGTGTGTTACAATCTACGAGGTAAGCAATACCAAGGCAAGGATGGTTCAGTTAAGTATTTCAACTCGATTGAGGGATGGAAAATTGACAGGACAGAGAATGTGCCGTTGGATGCCAAAGGATTGAGTGATGATACTTTATTTTAAAAATTTTCTGTTTGATTTTCAGTAAGTTACAAATTATTTTTGAAAAAAGTTTGCAGTTATCAAAATGCGATGTATATTTGTGCCATAATTAATAACAAACACAATGACAACGGTTCAAAACATAGCAAAAAAATTAGTAAAAGCAGGCTTAAAAAAAGCAACTACTCAAAGAGTAAATTTTCAAACAATATTTGTAGGTGATTATGAAGCAAGACATTTAAAAGTATTTGGATTGAATTGTATAACAGTAGCACCCAAAAACGGTATGACTTGCGAAAGAATACAGCAAATACTTTCGGATGAAAATACAGAAATTAAAAACGGACTTGTGATAATAAAATAAAAATGCAAGCTAAACAAGGCGGCAAACGCAAAGGGGCAGGCAGAAAACCTGCCCTTTATCAAACAAAAACAATCGCATTCCGCGTGCGTGTCGAATGGATTAAAGAAATCAAACAATTAGTAAAGAACAAAATACAACAACTAACCCCCTAAAACAAACAAAAACCTATGAACACAAAAACACATTACAAAGTTTTACGCAACCCGAACTACATTGGCGGGTGGGATTTAATCGATGCCGACAAGACCGTAACTATTACCAAAGTGACCAAGGAAATGGTACACGATGGCAAGGGCGGGGAGTCCGAGTGCTGCACCATACACTTTGCCGAATGCAAGCCGATGGTGGCTAACGCTACTAACTTGAAGCGCATTGCAAAACTGCACAACTCGCCATTCATTGAGGAATGGATTGGCAAACAGATAGTATTAACTACCGAGAAAGTCCGTGCATTTGGCGAGGTACACGATGCCGTTAGGGTATCAACCAAGCCAGCGACCAAGCCGACAATGACTTCCGACACGTTATCGAAAGCCAAGGCCGCTATCGCTGCGGGTTCGGTTACGCTTGATGCCATTAAGAAGAAGTACACCTTAACTGCGGAAATGGAGGCCGAACTGACCAATGGATAAGCTATTTCAAATACATTGCAGCCAAATAGGCAAGATAAGTGGCCACGTTGGATTAACAGATAATCAAACGATAAAGTTAAACGAATTAGTTGAGCGAAAAAAATTAGGACTTAAGCCACTAACTGCTAATATGGAACTTGACTTAATTGACTTAATCGAAAAGAAAAACAACCCAAAGTTGCCCGATACTTGCACTACTTATTTAAAGGAATGGTACGCAAACGACCGCGAGGAGATTAGAAGCAAGTACATCGACAAGGGCAACATGGTTGAACTTGATTTGATTGACTTCATGGCCGAGCAGTTGAACCTCGGTATGGCCGAGAAGAACACCATCACGATGCACAATGAGTACATTGTTGGAACGGCTGATGTTGTGACACGTGACACCATCATTGATGTCAAGGCCGCGTGGAGTATCAAGACCCTACACGATGCCGTTACGAGTGGTATTGACAAGGACTACGAGTGGCAAGGGCGCGGTTATATGATGCTATGGGATAAGCCGAATTTTGTTGTATTTCACGGCCTGCTCAATACACCAGAGGAAGCTAACTACGGAGTTGAGGTAAACTACGATGACATCCCTGCCGAACATCGTTGGGTAGCGTATAAGGTGCAGCGTGATGTGACCATTGAGCAACAGATAATACAAAGGGTGATTGAGTGCCGGGAGTGGTTGGAGCGGTATGATATAGCGGTGCGAAATTCGATAGGCCGCTTGCATACTTAAAATAAATTAGTATATTTGCAATTCTAAATTACCCGCCAAAATTGAAACGTATTAACAAAATAACCCCTATCATTGTATTGCCCCTTGGCGGGTGGCGTACTTTGGTAGGGGTTTATTTTTTATGAAATCCTACATCATTTACTCACCAAACGGTAAGAAACACACACTAACTGCCGAAAGTTTCTACCATGCGATACAACGCGCAAAAAAAGCAGATAATTATCTATTTGCAGAGGCAGATTATTTTAAACTTAATACCGTAAAAAAATGAAAACTGAAAAAGAATTTGTAGATGAATTAATTGAAAAATTTTCAAGATATTTTGAAATAAAAAGAGAAGTTGTAAGTAAAACAAAAAAAGATAGAATTGATTTGTTATTAACTATTGATGGAAAATATCATTTTGGTATAGAGTGCAAAAAACCAAATAAAAAAAGAGGCGAAGAAATTGGAAGATACATCAAACAAGCCGAAAGATATACCAAATCAGAATGGGAATATAAACCAGGTATTTATGTAAAAGCACTTATATTTATTTGCCCTCCATTGTCATACAACTATTTTATATTAAATGAAAATTCAATATTTATTGATGGAATTGAATACCATAGTGACAGACATCATAAATTGCATGACCATAATACTATAAATGCTTTTCTTTGTGGAATTGCAAATATTGGCGAAGTGCGAAAGAAACCACTTGGGTATCAATTTGTATTAATGAACAAACCAATATTTGAACATAAAATACATCCTAACGGAAAAGATTACTCTGGTGTGCATATAGATAATTATAATTTTTATATGAATAAAATATGCAACCAATAACATTCAACTACTACGATGCTGACATCAAGAGTAGCATACCGCTTGGCAATGTTACGCTTGAATATTTTATAAACGCAATCCGCAATCCTAAAATAGACATCAAGCATATTTTTGAGCGCATACGCATAGCCGAAGAAGTTGGTGATATGGCAACAAAGCAAGCATTGAAATCAAAGCTATATTCATTTACTCCATGCGTTTATGTACAAGGTGCGCGAAAGTATGAAAACATCAAGCATTGGACTGGGTTGCTTGTGTTGGACTTCGACCACTTGGAAGTTGATTATGCGGTTGAGTTTAAGTCATACTTGTTTGATGAGTACAAATTCATCATTGCTGCATGGCTATCAGCATCACGGCATGGTGTGAGGGCATTGGTAAAAATACCGCAAGCGCAATCAGTTGATGAGTTCAAGCAATACTTTGCTGCAATTGAGCGACACCTTAACTGCTACAATGGTTTTGATAAAGCACCTAAAAATTGTATCTTACCGCTATTTTTTTCATACGATGCTGAAATACTTTACCGCGATAATGCTCAAACTTGGGATGAAAAGTACATTGAACCAATACCGCCACCTGTTAAGCAGTACATTATCAATGACAAAACATCGGCAGTTGAGCGCATCATTGCAAAAAAAATAAACATCATAGTTGATAGCGGACATCCTCAACTACGTGCCGCAGCGTATTTGCTTGGTGGTTATGTGGGAGGAGGCCACATCGACCATTCGGATGCGGTGAGTATTATTCATAACTTGATTGAAAGCAACGCATATTTGAGCCAAAAAGCAAGTATTTACAAAAAAACTGCGGTGCAGATGATAAACAAAGGAGTTAACCAACCAACTTATATTAAATAACATGAGCGAAAAATTTAAAAAACCCGAAGCAAACCCATTGCTTAACCCTGTTGACTACTTCAACTTTCACGGCTCATTCGTGTCAATATTTGATGGGGTAAAAAAAGTAAACATCAAGTCCGAAACTGAAATATGTTTGCAACACCCAGACAACCTCGACCCAAATGAACTGAATAAAGTCACGTTTACACTTAACAAAAACAATGTTGTTGAGGTGGTCAAAAAAAACGATTATCAACTTGCCGTGGGTGCGAAGTTGTCAAAGTTTATGTTGCTATCTGCCGTTAAATTTAAAGGTGATAATTTCGCAGCTATGTCATACGTTCACTTTA